GTTGTGCCTTGGCCAGGATGCGCAGCCCGGCCTCGGCATCGTGCCGGATGCGCTCCTGGTAAAGCTCGTCGGTGTCCTTGCAGACCGCCAGGTAGAAGGCCCGGTCAAGGCCGGCCAACTGCATGTAGGCCTGCATCTGCGCCCAGTGCAGCGGCTTCGACCGTTCGACACCCTCGGCGGCCAGCTTGGCAAAGGATTTGTGGCCGTGTGTCTTGAACTCGCAGACGTGCCAGGTGGAGGGTGCCTCCGCGAAGCCGATGGCGACGGCATCCATGCTGCCGCCGAAGTGGCCGGAGGCATCGCGCAGGTTCCATTGCCGGCCGGTCACCGGATCAAGGTCGAGCACCGTAACGCCGATGCGCCGCAGGTCAGCGACGAAGCGGCTCTCGGCCAAATTGCCGGTCTCGAACAACCGCAACAGCCGGCCGGTGTGCCGTGCCCGCGTGGTCCAGCGGAAGGAATACCAGAGGGCACGCTCGCATTCAGTGCCGATCAGCGACGCGCCGAGATGGGCGCGATAGCCGGTATCAGCGGCTGCCTCATAGGCCGCGTAGATGGCGGTGACAGTAGGGCTCGACGGAGGTGGAAGAGCAGCCATGGCCTGATCCCGACTGGAGGGAGGGAAGACCGGCGGACCTGTGGCCCGCCGGCAGGGTCCTCACGCGTTGCGTCGCCAGGGTGCTGTCGCCGCGGCACCGGCACGTGCGGCTGGTGGCGGCGCAGCAGGCGCAGCCGCCGCGGGACGGGGTGGCGCAGCGGCAGGCCGTGGTGCCGGAGCCGGCGCGCGGACACCTGCCTTCGCCGACGAGTAGCCCCCCACCTTGTTGCGTGCCTCGCGGTGCACGCCGTGCTTGTCGACGCCGGCAGGCTCGACCTTCAGCGTTACGATCAACGGCTTGAAGTGCAGCTGCTCGCTGTCGCTGACATGGACCTGCTCGACCGCATGGCAAATCGCCGACAGCTGCCGCTGCGCGATTTCGACCGTCTGCTCGCTGCGGTTCACCAGGTTCAGCTGGTCGAAGATCTTGCGCCGCGCGTAGGGTCCTTCCAGCACCTCGAAGACCAGCTTCAGCATCTGGCCGTCGCCAGCTTTGGTCGGCATCATCTCGCTCTCGATGAGCTGCGAGAGGTACTTGCCCGGCGGCAGCACTTCCAGCGGCACGGCAGGTGCGACCTCGGTCGCATCGAAGGTTCCGTTCAGGGATGCCATGGCTCAGCTCCTCGGTTCGGGGGTGGTGTTCGCGTAGAACGGGATGCAGGCCGCGAGTTCGGACCAGGCGAGCGGCAGCGTCTCCGGCATCCCGAAGCGGTTCTTCGCCAGGAAGGCCGGGCGCTCGGCGGTGTGCAGCAGGCGATCGCCGCCGCTGACCCCGCGGACCACCTTCTTGTTGAAGCCGACGTCGGACTTCAGCGTGCTGATGCGGTAGTTGGCGAACAGCACGGCATCGACATGCTCCTGCACCAGCGCCGAGGCGCGGCTGTGCAGCTTCGGCTGGTAGCGGTCGTAGGGTTCGGTCTCGGGGCTGTCGAAGCGCTTGATCTCGGCATGGGCGATCAGGATCACCCCCATGCCACGCTCGTCGCGCAGAGCGTTCAGGCCGTCCAGCAAGCTGCGCCAGGTATCAAGAGCGGCGAGATAGCCCTTGCCGTAGCCGAACGACTCGATGTCGGGCTGGTTGTGCATCTGCGCCGTGTGCTGCCAGATCAGCGGCTCCAGCCAGTCGAGGCTGTCCAGCACCACGGTCTGGTAGTCGTGCGGCTCGGTGTAGAGGCTGGCCAGCGCTTCCATCACCTCGTCGAAGCTGCGCAGCAGCCCGAAGGTCGGCACGCTGATGGTGCCAAGTCCGTCCTCCGTCTGGATGACGACGGGCCTCGGCGAGCCGGTCGCGCACAAGGTCTTGCCCACGCCGGCAACGCCGTAAAGCAGCAGCCGCGGTGGCGACAGTGCGGTGCTGCTCCGCAGCGAGGCGAGAGAGATTGCCATCAGTGCGCCTCCTTCTTTGGGGTGCGGACCTTGACCACGTCGACGACGATCTGGCCTCCGACGCGCGCGACAGCTTCGGTGAAGCCGTCGAGGACTGGCTCGAAGGCGGCGACATCCTTGGCGCGGGCGAGGGCGTCGCCGGCGAGCGGGATGGCAACCTGGATGCGCAGTTCGTGCGCCATCACGCGGCGCCTTTCTGTTCGAGGGTGTAGGAGGGCCGGCCGGCGACGACGGTGCGTGCTGGCACGAACAGCGCTTGCAGCTTCGGCGGCCAGGCGTTGAACCGGGTCTCGGGGACGCGGAACTCGATCGTGATGTAGTCGGCGGGGTCCTCGCCCCAGCCGCGGATGGTGGTGACCGCCTCGGTCAGCCGCGCCTGGTCCCACTCCACCCGCTTGGGCAGATCGGCGACGACGTGGAAACCATCGTCGTCCAGGCGGACCCGGCCGGTGTCCTTGCCTTCGGCGCGCCGCGCCCAGGCGGCGCGTCCGCCGTAGCGCTCGTGCAGCGCGTCGCTCAGGATTTCGCCGAGACGCTTGGCGTCGGCCTTCAGGTCGCCGACCTCGTCCAGCAGCATAGCGAGGTGATCGACCGGCAGGCGTGCCGCCTGCATTGCGGTCATTTCCCGAAGCTGCGCCAGGGTCGTTCGGTTGTTCAGCATGTCGTCTCCAAGGGCTGAGGGGATGTGACCGGCGCCGCGGGTCACGCGGTCTCGCGCGCGATGGCGTCGATCGGTGGCAACAGGCCGTGCTCGGCATGCCGCCGGCGCTCGCGGCGGTCTGCATCCGCATCCGCGTTGGCGCGCGCGCTGCGGCCGGCCAGTTCCAGCCAGATGTGCAGCGGCACGACGACGAGCGGTGCGACGCGGTCGCGCCAGAGGAACAGCGCGTCGTTGCCGCCGAGCCAGCGCTCCAGAGTGCGGAATCCGTTGCCGCCGGCGCGGGCTTTCACCTCGGCTTTCACCGGCTCGGCGCCGCGCACATACAGATCGACATCGGCGCCGTTGCCGCGATAGCGCGCGGCGCCCGACAGCGGCACGCGCTCGGCGCGCAGGCCGGACTTGAGGTGGATCTCGACCAGTGCCCGCTCGCGGCGCAGGCCCTTGTCGCGGGACGCCTTGCCCATAACGTTGTCCTCACGCCGCCCGCGGGGAAGAGGCATCGCCCGGCATCGCTTCGCCGCGGCGGCGGCGCGGCTGGTGGCGGGCAATGCGCAGGTAGCGGAGAGCGATGGCGGCCTCGATCCAATCCGCCAGACGCTTGGCCGCAACGGACGCGTTGCGCGCGTCGCTGTGGAGGCTTGCGAGATGCTCGACCGGAAGGCCGATCACCTCGTGGATCGGCATGTGCCGTACACCGGCGAGCGTAGGGCGGTTCGGCTGGTTGGTCGCCATTACGCAGCCTCCTTGAGCAAACGAGCGAGGACGCGCGGGTCGGCGCGGCGCGGGCGACGGCGGGCGACGATCAGGTACTCGTAGTCCTCGTCGCCGTGCCGGCGCTGCAGCAGGTGGGCGAGGTCCGCGTCGGCAAGTTTCCAGGCCCGGCCAGCGAGCCGCATGAGCGCCACGCGGTCGGGTTCAGGCAGCATCTGCGTCAGCGGCGAGATGTCGCGCGCAAGGAAGCCGCGGTGATACGTGATGCAGTCGCCGGGCGCGGCAGCGCCGAGCCACTTGCACAGCGCCACATCGGTGAGTGGCGCCGCCGCGGTCGGGATGTCGGGGATGCAGGTGTCCATACTGTTCTACTACTCACGCTCTCGACGATCTGTTTCACGCTGCCGAGGACACGCCTGCGGCGAGCAACTGCAGCCGCGCTTCCTGCACCCGGCGGAAGGCGGTGGTGCGCGAGAGGCCGGCCTGGGCGGGGGCGTTCGCGTCGCCGCGCGCGAGAGCCGCGAGCAGCGGCATGTCGTCCGGGGACAGGGCCTGACCGGCCCGCTCCAGGTCGAGGCGGCGTTCCAACATGGCGATGCGATCTGTCGGCTGCCCGACCCAGGCGCCGTAGCCGGCGTCCTCGGCCAGCGCGGCGCCGACGGTCAGTCCCTCGCCGCCGGGGAGCGGGTCGTCGAGCGAGACGTCGGCGCGGCTGGCCCGCTCGCGCCGGTGCCACAGTGCCAGGCGCGCTGCCCGGTGCTTGAAACAGGTCGCCGCGAAGCCGCGCAGATCACCGCGCTCGGCGGCGTAGTCGGGAAGGCGCGCGAGCAGGTCCGTCAGCAGGTCCTGGCGGAGGTCCTCTGCCTCATGCGCCGGAAGATGGAGCGAGCGGCACAGGCGGCGGGCGTGCTTATCGGCGAGGCGATGCAGCGGTTCGAGATCGGTGAGCGACAGGGAGGGTGGCATCGGCGGCTCCGGTCATCGGTGGTGATGACGGGAACCTGCCGGATCAGCGGCGGCCGAGGGTGGGAGCAGCGTGGGACGATCGTGGGAGCAGCGTGGGAAGCCAGTCGGCGCGGCCTCAGCCCCGCAGATCGATCTCCGCCGGCTGCAGCGTCAAACGATAGCGGCTCGGGTTCTTGCGGTTTTCAACCAAGCCGCTGGCGGTAGCCCGATCGATGCCGGCGGCGATCATGGCCTCACGTAGCTGGCGGACGATATCCCGGACCTGGCGACTATCCGGCATCGTGAGCCCCCTCCAGATGGCGTCCTCGATCTCCCGGACCTGAACGTCGTTGCGGCCTGTCCTGGCGCGGTCGGCCAACAGAACGAGAAGGCGGAACGGCTGGTCGGCGAGGGAACACACCATGCCATCGAGGGTGACGGCCTGGGCAGCGCGGTCGATCCCCAGCCGCGGCTGCAGGGCCGGACCGGGCACAAGCTTCGCGGCGACCAACGCGAACCCGTCCTCTGCCAGGGCCGCGCGGACGGCGATGGCATGCATGTCGGCGCCATGAAGGCGCATAAAGTCGGCGGCGGCCGTGTCGTCCGGCAATAGAATCGTCTTGTCGGATGCCGGCACCAGGGCGCGCAGAAGGG